TTACTATACGATGTGATACTGGAAAATATACTATTCAAAATATTTTACAAACTGGAGAACAAAGTTTACAAAAAGTTCTGAATGATTATTTTAAAGAAAGAGTAACTAAAAAAGAAATAGAAGTTGCTAACGAGATAGCAATTATTTTTCCTACAGATTCAAATCTAGCCGGAGGCTCAACAAAGAAAACTCCTGATGAGAAAGTAGAAAGAACTGCAACTGTTAGCTCAAGTCAGTCTAATACATTTGATGTTAATAAAAATTTAGGATTAGTAAGAGGAACCGGAAAGAATGCAACGTTAATTCAAGATAGCACGAACGGTGGCGCTAATTCTGTTAATAAAATTGGTCAAACTTCTTTAGGATTTAATGAACTTAGTAAAGGTGATACTCCTTATCCTAAAGAAAATGCAGTCTACGATTCTGCTAAAGGAACTTATGTAAGAGGAAATATCACTGTTGATGTTAAAAATAGTGATTTTAAATTTAATCAAGCTTCGTCCATCGTGGATATGATTAATCAAGTTATTTTGATGAGCGATTATGCTAGGAAAGCATTAAGTGAAGCTGAACGAAATCCTCAAGGACAAATAACTTGGTGGAGAGTAGAATCTCAACTTTATATGCTTCCGTCAGCTGAATCAAATAATACAGGTCAGCGTTCTAAATTATCAGTGTTTAGAGTAGTTCCTTATCTTGTAGATTCGCAGTATCTTTTACCTGTTAATACACAAAGACCTGGATTAGACAAATTAAAACAGGAAAGTCTTAAAGAGTATAACTACATCTATACCGGAAAAAATACAGACATTTTAGATTGGAATATAGATTTTAGAACTGGCTTTTATACAGCATTATCTGCTGACGGTATTAAAAATACTGAACAAAGAGATTTGAATGCTGCTGTTGCTCCCGGCGCTCAATTAAATGAGCTAGATCAACTTAAAAGAAATGCCATAGGAGGCTCTGTAGCAGGTGTAAGTCCAGATACACAAGCTACTCCTCAAGCAATAAGAAACGAAAGAACTTCAAGCGATACTGCCAAGCAAGGCGGCGGGGGTATAGACAGAGAAGCTACTATCGCAGCAAGACAGTTCCAAGACATTTTAACTTCTGCTTTTGATCAAATGAATTTAAGTTTAACTATTTTAGGCGATCCATATTTTATGTCAAGTAGCGGATATGGAAATTATAATGCTGCACCGTCTCCTTATCAAAATTTAAATTCTGATAAAAGTATGAATTATCAAAACGGACAAGTTGTCATTACCGTTAACTTTAGAACTCCTATTGATATAAATTTGAATACAGGTATGTACAATTTTGGAGATACTAAACCGTTAATTCAATTCAGCGGATTATATGTTTTAAACAAGATTACACATGAATTTACAAAAGGAAAGTTTAAACAAACTTTAGATGGATTTAGAATTAAAGGACAAGATAATCCTAAAGCACCAGTTAAAGAATTTGCCCTTAATGCAGAAAGCACCAGTGATGCTATTGCATTTAACAACGCAACGAATGCAAGTATACTTGCTTCATTGCCTAATCTTAATAATGTAAATGTGAATCTGCCTAATTTATCATTACCAGGAGTTATTAACGACGGAGTTAATAATGTTAAAGGCATAGCTGCTACTAAATCAAATCCAACTCCTGGAAAAACTACATCTTTACCTGGAATTCAAAATAACGGAGGGGTTACAATTTAATGTCAAAAGAAGAATTTCGTCCAGGGATAGCACAAAGCCCAGTAGAACCTGGACCGTTCATAGCTAAAGTAGTCAGCAATGTAGATCCGACGTATATGGGAGGACTACAAGTTCAGATTATTCGCGAAGTAGGTAATGACGCTGATGCAGAAGGACAACTAAGAGCTGTAAAATATTTAAATCCATTTTATGGAACTATGAATAGTGATTATGTTACTCAAAGTCCTGAGACATACGATAACACACAAAAGAGTCACGGTATGTGGTTTGTTCCTCCAGAACCAGGAACTTTAGTAGTAGTAATTTTTATTGGCGGTGATGCCAAAAAAGGTTATTGGTTAGGGTGTGTCCAAGAAGAAAATATGAATTTTATGATTCCTGGATATGCTGCTACAAAATATAAAATTTCAGGTAACGACGACAGAGTACCAGTTGCAGAATATAATAAAGTAGCTAGAATTTCTAGTCAAGATCCTACACAAATTTTAAAACCAGAACATCCTTTTAGCCAGATATTAAAAGATCAAGGATTATTAAGAGACGACATAAGAGGAATTACTACCAGTTCAGCCCGAAGGGAAACACCTAGTCAAGTATTTGGAATCAGTACTCCTGGTCCAGTGGACAAAAAAGGAAAAAAAGGAAAAATAGGTAAAAGAGAGCATAGAATCGTAGATGCTTTTGTAAGCAAACTAGGTGGCTCAAGTTTTGTAATGGACGACGGTGATGACAAATTTATTAGAAAAACATCACCTAGTGAAGGTCCACCTGAGTATGCAGCAGTAGAACAAGGTGAAAGGGGCGATGTAACACGCCCTCATAATGAGTTAATTCGTTTAAGAACAAGAACCGGACATCAAATAGTTCTGCATAATTCAGAAGATTTAATTTATATTGGCAACTCAAGAGGAACAGCTTGGATAGAATTAACTAGTGATGGAAAAATTGACATTTATGCCGAAGATAGCATCAGCGTTCATAGTAAACAAGACTTAAATCTTTGTGCAGATAGAGACATTAACATTCAAAGCGGAAGAAATTTTAATACTAAAGTTGCAGGAGAAATGCACACTCATGTTAATAAAGATCATATTTTAATAGTTGATGAAAATCAAAAAATTCATGTGAAAAAGAATTTAGATAGCACAGTTATAGGAAATGTCAAGAATAAAATAAATGGAAATTTTGACTTGAATATTACTGGATACAACTATCAAACTTCAGGAGGTGCAAATCATACTAGAGCTAGAACTTTAGTAGAAACTGCTGGAAGAATTGATATGAACGGTCCAGCTGCTGCAACTGCATTGTCAGCAGAATTGCCAAAAGAGTTAAAGACACATCAACTTCCTACTGATACAGGCAGTATAGGTAATATGATAATGCGTAGAATTCCTACTCATGAACCTTATCCTCAACATGAAAATTTAGATCCTAAGAAATATAAGCCAAGCATGACTGACAGGGATATGGATGGTCGTTATCAAGGTCAGAGTTCGTCGATGTCTACTGCCGGAACATACTGGAAAAAGTATACTACTAAAACAGATACTTTTGAAAAGTTAAGACCAGCTGAACCTGGTGTAACAGGGGTCCAAAATACTGGCGGATTTACAATCTAATTAAATAAAATTATGACATCTAGCACACGACTATACGAGAAAATCGTACTAAAAGATAGTAATCAAACTCAACGGCTCCCTGGAACCAAAACTTATAAAGGGTTCAGCACGGTAAGTTTGGATGCTAACAGCTATGCATTATATGACATTGCCCTAATAAAGCAAGACATTTTAAATCATTTTTATACTAGACAAGGCGAGCGATTAGAAAATCCAGAATTTGGAACTATTATTTGGGATGTTATATTTGAACCACTAACCGATGATTTAAAAAATCTTATAAGACAAAACGTAGAAACCATAGTTAACTATGATCCTAGAGTACAAGTCGATGAAGTTATTGTAACTTCTTATGAAAGCGGAATACAAATTGAATGTGTACTAGTATATCTCCCATATAATATTAGCGAAGTTCTACAGTTACGTTTTGATCAAGAAAACAGTATCTTTTAATTAACTACGCACATTTTAAAATACGCTAAATATTAGATAGATAGGAATAGCGTATGTCAGCAACCGATAGACAAAATAGACTTTTAGTCGCCGAAGACTGGAAACGAATTTACCAAACTTTTCGAAATGCAGATTTTCAAAGTTATGATTTTGAAAATCTACGTAGGGTAATGATTAACTATATCAGGGAAAATTATCCTGAAGATTTTAATGATTACATCGAATCTAGTGAGTTTCTTGCTCTAATTGATCTCATAGCATTTATGGGTCAAAGTATAAGTTTTAGAACAGATCTTAACGCAAGAGATAACTTTTTAGAATTAGCCGAGCGTCGAGAAAGTGTTCTTAGATTGGCTAGATTACTAGGATATAATTCTAAAAGAAATGTCTGTGCCAGCGGACTTTTAAAATTTACCACTGTTTCCACAACTGAAAATGTGTTCGACAGCAACGGCCGTAATTTAAGCGGTTCAGTTATAGGCTGGAATGATTTAGCAAATGTTAACTGGTACGATCAATTCATCAGAGTGTTAAATGCCGCTCTTCCTACATCTGCTCAATTTGGAAAATCCATAGACAAAAAAGAGATTTATAGCATTCCTACAGAGCAATATAGATTTCAAAGTGCAAACACAGATGTACCAGTCTACAGTTTTACAAAGTCTGTTGATGGACGCAATATGGTGTTTGAAATTGTTTCAACTACTTTTAAAGATAGCGAAGAAATATATGAAGAATCGCCTGCTTTAGGAAACAAATTAGCTTTCGTATACAGAAACGATGGAAAAGGCAATGCTAGTCAAAATACAGGATTTTTCCTACATTTTAGACAGGGTGTGTTGAATCAAGGAACATTTGAAATTACACAACCTAGTACAAGTGAGACTATCGACATCGATGCTATTAATATCAACAACACAGATGTTTGGCTTTATAGATTAGATCAAAATGGTGCCGAGGCAGAATATTGGAAAAAAGTTCCTAGTCTTGAAGGTAACAACATAATTTACAATAGTTTAAACAAATCCATAAGAAATATATATGGTGTGGTTACTAGAGCAGGAGACAGAGCAAGTTTAGTGTTTAGTGATGGTACTTTTGGTAATTTACCATTAGGTACATTTAGAACATATTACAGAGTGAGTAATGGTCTAAGTTATACAATTAATCCTCGAGATATAAGAAATGTAAGTGTAGACGTACCTTACGTTTCAAGTACTGGGCAATTAGAAACATTATCTATTACTTTGAATTTGCAATCTTCTATTACAAATTCTAGTGAAACAGAAACTAATGATAGTATTAAAACTAATGCTCCTGCAACATACTATACACAAAATCGAATGATTACTGCCGAGGACTATAATATTAGTCCGTTAAATGTAAATCAAGAAATTGTTAAAGTAAAAGCAGTAAACAGAAGTGCTAGCGGTATCAGTCGTTATTTTGACTTGGTAGACCCAACAGGAAAATATAGTAAAACAAATTTGTTTGCCGATGACGGAATTTTATATAGAGAAGAATATACAGAGTTTTTTAATTTTACTTACAATACTAGAACGGACATCGAAGGAATTGTATATAATCAGTTATCTGAATTATTACAAGAAATTCCTTTAAGAGATTTTTATTATAGTAAATTCTTTAAAATACTTGTTACAAGTTTGAACGTTTCTTGGTATGCTAAATCTCAAGATACCAATCAATCTACAGGATATATTGGAGATACAGATTTAGGGTTCACTTATAAATTAGGGGATTTTACTAGTACACTTTTAAGATTTATAACTCCAGGAGCATTGGTTGAATTCAGAGCTCCTGCAGGTTATTATTTTGATAAAAATGACAATAATGTTTTAAAAGAAGGGCTTCCTATATTTCCTAATACCACAATAAGTTTGTGGACTAAAATTATTAGTGTTGCCGGAGATGGTACAAATAATAATACCGGTGTGTTATCAGACGGATCTGGTACAGTATTATTAAATGATGTTATACCATCTAATGCAATTTTATATCAATTAATTCCTGCTTGGAGAACATTTTTAGACTCTAGCACTGTTAGTACTGTAATTGATTTAATATTTTCCAATAAACCTTTTGGGTTACGATACGATATTGAATCAAGATCGTGGAAGATTGTTTTCGAGTCTAATCTTAATATTGTAAATTCCTTTAGTTTAGGTAAACAAGGGGATAACAGTAATCAACAATTAGATTCTAGTTGGTTAATACTGTTTACAACAGATACTGAATTATATACTGTAAAAAGTAGATTGTTAAGATATGTTTTTGAAAGTGATCTACAAGTTAGATTTTATTATGATACTAGTGATAAAATTTACGATACAAGAAGCAATACTATAGTAAAAGATAAAATTAAAATTTTAAGTATTAATACTAATATTGCAAGTAGCTCAGATAGTACTTACGGATCTAATCCTTTTACTTTTGATAGAGATTGGGAAATATCAGAAGAATTTAGAGGCATAGACGGATATGTAGATACTAAAAAAATTCAAATTACTTTCAGCGATTCTGACGATGACGGTATTGTTGATGATCCTATCATTTTTGATGATATTGTTTCGCCTTCAATTGATCCTAGTAAAAGATTTATCGTTCAAGAAAAATATGAGATTACTCAAGGACAAGAAGATTATCGATGGATCAGTAACACAGATAATAAAGTGATTATACTTGAGACTGAAGAGAATATAAATCTAAGTTTGTATAATGATGGACAATATTTTTATTTTATGGACGGTAACGTAGTTAAAAAACTTGATAAATCTCAAAGCATATTAAATGTGTCGTTAGATTATCATGTATATGTTGGAAGAGATAACTTAAAATTTCAATATATTCATAATGCAGATTACGAGTCTAGAATCGATCCTGGAGTGACAAATATTATAGATGTTTATGTGTTAACAAGACGCTATGATCAATCTTTTAGACAATGGTTGAATGGAACAGTAACAGAGGAGCCATTGCCACCAAGTTCTGATAATTTATATAATCTACTAAGTCCGGGGTTGAATAATATTAAATCTGTAAGTGATGAAATCATATATCATCCAGTAAAATATAAAATTCTTTTCGGAGAAAAATCAACACAAGATGTTCAAGCAACATTCAAGATTGTAAAAAATACAGATTTAGTTATTACTGACAATGATGCCAAAGCAAATGTTCTTAGCGCCATAAATGAATTTTTTGCTTTAGAAAATTGGGAGTTCGGAGATAATTTTTATTTCTCTGAATTGGCAGCATATGTAATGAATAGGCTAAGTCCTTATCTTGTTAATTTTGTAATTGTCCCTAAGAAAGATTCTATTTCATTCGGAGGATTATATGAGATAAGATCAGAGAAAGATCAAATTTTTATAAATGGCGCCACGGTAGATGACATAGAAATTATATCTACAATTACAGCAAGTAAATTGAAAGCATCCGGTGCTATCTCAGTTAGCTCTACTGTTGCAGGACAACAAATGATTACCAGTGCGGAGAACAATTAATGTCTGACATGAATCAAGAAGAACCAAAACTACCTTTAGACAACAATGTAGATAGATCATCTGCTGATTTACTTCCTAGGTATTTTAGAACTTCAGGGAATAGAAAATTTTTACAGTCGACGTTGGATCAATTAACACAGCCTGGTGCTGTTAAAAAGGTTAATGGATTTATTGGAAGACAGAATGCTAAAGCAGTTAAATCTAACGACATTTTTGTCACAGCATCTGATAGAGTAAGACAAAACTATCAGTTAGAGCCGACTGCAATAATCCAAGACGATTTTGAAAATGTTACATTTTTCAAAGATTATATCGACTATATTAATCAGATCAGTGTTCTTGGAGGTATAACTGATAATCATGAAAAATTAAACAAACAAGAATCTTATAGTTGGAACCCTTATATTGATTGGGATAAGTTTGTTAATTTTCAAAATTATTATTGGTTGCCATACGGACCTGAATCGGTAATTATTTACGGACAAAAAGAAGAAGTTATCAGCACTTACAGTGTAAATCTAGTTAATGAAGGTGATAATTATGCTTTCTTGTTGAGCCCAGATGGACTAACTAAAAATCCAACTATTCGATTATTTAGAGGGCAGACTTATAATTTTCAAATTAATTCTCCTGGAAATTCTTTTAGTATTAAAACTTCCAGAACTACAGGCGACTTATTTAGATATACTAAAGGTGTAACAAACAATACTATTCAAAATGGTGTGTTAACATTTACAGTTCCTGACGATGCTCCAGATGTGTTGTTTTATGTCAGTGAGGAAGATTTAAATGCCGGCGGTACTTTTCATATTTTAGGTATTGAAGAAAATACATTTTTAGATGTAGATAAAGATTTATTAGGCAAAAAAACTTATAAATCTGGAAACGGAATCGAGATTTCAAATGGAATGAAATTACAATTTCAAGGAAGAGTAGTTCCTGAAATTTATGCGTCAGGCTCGTATTATGTCGAAGGTGTAGGAACGTCTATTAAACTTATACCCGAAACTGAATTAGAGATCATAAGTTCTTATACTGATTCAGAGGAATTATTATTTGATGATAATGGATTCGATTTAGATCCATTTAGTACAGCAAATAGTTTTCCTGCAAATAAAGATTACATTACTATAAGCAAGGGTGCTCTAGATAGAAATCCTTGGAGTAGATATAATCGTTGGTTTCATCAGAATGTGATTGAAACAGCGGCAACATCAAATGGAAAATTACCAGTATTTGATCAAAATGCAAGAGCTAAACGTCCTATTATCGAATTTAAATCTGATTTAAAACTCTATAATTTTGGTCATAAAGCTAAGAAAAATGTTGATTTAATCGATGATTATACAGTAGATGTATTTTCTACTATTGAAGGAAGTTTAGGTTATAATGTTGATGGTGTCGATCTGATAGATGGGATGCGAGTTTTGTTTACAGCAGATACGGATCGACTAGTAAAAAATAAAATTTTTAAAGTTAATTTTATTAATGTAGTAATTCCTTCTAGACAACTAGCTTTCAATGCAAAAACACAAGTTAATAAAGTAACGGATGAAATCAGCTTCGACACTCCACATGCATTAATTTCTGGTGATAGAATAATCTATTTGAATAATGGTAACACATCTATTAACGGTTTAGAAAATAGACAAGTTTATTATGTCTTGGCTGTGGATACTCTTAAAGTTAAGTTATATGCTGATAAAATGTTAACAGTTCCAGTTGACATTTTTGAAACAGGAAAAAATACTCACAAAGTTGAAGTTTATAACGGACAAAGAAGGCAAATTAATCTTGTAGAAGAATCAGATGCAGACGCATTACAATATGAAACTGTGTTAATTAACCAAGGTGTTAAGAATCAAGGATTCATGTATTGGTTTGACGGTTCAAACTGGATTTACGGACAACAAAAATTAGATATTAGTCAGCCTCCATTATTCGATATCTTTGACGAAAACGGTGTTTCCTACAGCGATAAAAGTGTTTACGATAGTAGTACGTTTAGCGGAAATAAGATTTTTTCGTATAAAATTGCATCATCAGGAGTAGTTGATAGCGAATTGAATTTCAGATTATCTTATAAGAATATCAATAATGTTGGTGATATTGTTTTTGAATTTAATTTATTAAATGAAAGTTTTGAATATAAAGTTGTAACAGATATTAAAAGAAAAAATAC